CTCGCCTCGGCTCGCTGCTTGTGCCTCGAGTGGCAGTTCGCGCAGAGACATTGCAGGTTCTTCGGATCCCAGAACAGCCGGTCGTCGCCACGATGCGGCTGAATGTGATCCGCCACGAGACGCGCTGTGTTGGCTTCGATGCGACCGCAGCCTGGCCACTGGCAGGTGAAGAGGTCACGCTCGAGGATTGACCAGCGCAGCCGCCGCCAGCGAGCGGTCTTGTAGAGTTCCCTGCCAGCGTTGCGGCTGGCGCGTTCACGTTCGTTGTTCGTGTCGAGGTAGCGCACGCGCTGTGCCATCGGCTGCAGCGATGTGGTGAGTCGCTTGAGCTTTGCCATAGGTCTCCGGAATGACAGCGCCCGGTCGGGTGGTCCCGCCGGGCGCATCTCTGGATCATGTCTTTGTTTACTAGTTCGGCGCGTCCGTTTGTCAATACCCTTTCTAGCTAGAGGTTGCCGGTCACGTCGTGCAGCCGATCGAGCGCCCGATTCAGCTCTTGCTGCAGCATCGCCACGCCTGAGCCCCTCGGGTGCCACCCGTGCGCCTGCAGCACGCGGCCCAGGGTCTTCCCCTCGATACAGACGCCATCGACCAGCGCACGCACGCGGACGGCCCTGCGCTTGCCGCCGACCCACTCAGGCTCCATGGCCACGTCGTCGCCGATCGCCGCGCGCATCTGCGCCAGCCTGCGCGACCTGGCAATCACGCCCTCTATCCAGTCGACGTGCTGGCATTGGCCCTGCACACGCGCCTCAGGCGACGTGCAGCGCAGCCCCTCCGATGCACACCGCTCTGCCAGCGCAGCATAGGCGCGCCCCGCCTCCACCTGCGCCACGGTGAACAGCGCGCCCTTGCCGCCCGCCCGCTTGTGCTGGAGCGCCATGACGTCGAAGGCGTCTGCCTGACGCACAGGGTGGAACCCGTCCTGCGTGGCGCGGCGTGTGCGCGGCCCTGACGGGGTCTGCACGGTTTCGAACTGCGGCGTCACCAGCTGCGGCCCGCGCGCGGGTGCAGCGATGATGTTGGGGCTCGCCGTCTCGGGCGGTTTCGCCGCCCGCTTGGCCGCCTCGACCGCCGCATCCTCGGCTGCCAGCCAGTCCCTGACCGTTGATCCTTGCCGTCTCGCGCCCATCGTCTCTTCCCATCCTATATGTTGTGCCACTTTCGCGCCCGTCCACACGTCCTTGATTCTCCGCTTTTGACTTCCTCCCATTGAGCCAGACTTCCTCCCATGTTCCTCCCACTTCCTCCCATATCGGCCTCTCTCTAACCTTTTGAATTGTCGATGTTCTTTTTTTGAGAAGGGAGCATAGGGAGCATAGGGAGGAAGTTTCAGGGGTAATGCGTAGAGAGTGATTGTCCTGCAGATCACCGTCCAACATCGCGCGCGCGCATTACCTGCCAAACTTCCTCCCTATGCTGCCATAGCAGCCCTAAGGCCCTGATCCTGAAACACAATCCCCACACCCCGAACCTCCCATCATCCTCCCTGCCAGCGGGAGAAGCTCCCATTCCTCCCGCAAGATCAAAGGTGGGGGACCGGGACTGACGGTCAGAAGTCGGCCGCATCGGGCACCTCTTCACCGCTGGAACCTGTGCCAGGCGCGCGCTTCCACTTCCCCTCAGCGATCGCGTTGGCCATCCGCTGCCGGAACATTGCAGTGAGTGCGAGCCCCTGATAGCCGGAGACCGATCGCTTGGAGCAGATGAACGAAAGGCCGGTGCGCGGATCCCGCCATCGCTCGGCCTTGTCCTTCAGCTTCATCTGGAACTGTCGACCCGACCATTGCGTGCTGCCCTGCTCTGCGGCGGTCCAGAAGTTGAACGCGTCTGTCAGCTCGGCCGAGCGGGTGAACGTGCCCGCATCGCCCGTCACCTCGCAGCAGGCGTCGAGGAACATCCCGATCGGGTCGTTTTCCTCGCGATAAGCCTGCGTGGCATCCTGCACCTGTTGCGGCACCTGCAGCCCGACCTCGAGATAGGACAGCAGGCCCTCGATCATCCAGTTCAGGATCCCGGGCGCTTCAAGGTAGAGCTTCTTGCCCAGGTCCGGATCCCGCTCTCGCTCCGGTATCTGGACGTCGAAGAGCACCATCAGCACGCGGCGCCAGATCCCGTCGTCGGTGCCGCGGATCTCAGGCTTGTGGTTGCCCGAGATAAAGAGCTTGAAGACCGGATGCACCTCGATGAAGTCAGAATGCAGCGCGCGCACCAGGATCGGTTCGCCGCCGGTCAGCTCCTTGATGATGCCCTCCTTCAGCCGCTCGCCCTGTTCAGGCTCCGAGGCCCGCACCATGCGCGCGCCCATGAGCGGGATGAGGTCCGGAGTGGCATCAGCCCCGCTGCGCTTCGTCTGGCCCGTCAGCGTCTCGATCTTGGCGGTTGCCGCATAGTCGCCGAGCATGCGCGCCATCAGGTCGACCAGCACGGACTTGCCGTTGGCACCGTGGCCGTAGAAGAACCAGATCCGCTGCTCGAGGCGGGCTGTCATGGACAGGCCGAAAGACCGCTGCAGGAATCTCCGCATTTCCGGGTCAGGCATGATCCGCTGCAGGAAGCTGTCGAATAGCGGTGCTTTGGCCTCGGGGTCGTAATGGACCGCCATGCACTTTGTCAGCAGATCGGCGCGATCGTGGGGAGCCAGGACAACCGATGCAACGGGCGTGTCCCCGTGCTCGCTCGGGCCACTGACGCAGAACTTCAGGGTGCCCGAAAGCGTGTTGACTGCGATCGGGTCGGAATCGAGCGCCTCGAGCGGTCTGCTCAGACCGATCGACGCCTCGGTCAGCATCGCCTCGATCTTGCCCGTGTTGCCTGTCGATTTGGCAAAGCGCCGATATTCACCCTTGCGGCGCGATACCTCCTTCTTCAGCGCCTCGCCCGCGCGAACCTTCGCCCAAAGCTTGTCCAGCTCTGCATCCTGCTCCGGCGTCCGACTCTGAGCCTCGAGGCCCTTGGCCGCCGCGATCGCCGCAGGCAGCTCGTCCAACCGCTTCTTTTCCCATGGCTCGACGGCCATGTGCTCGATCTCGCGCAACATAAGATCGCTGACTTTCTGCGCCCGCGTGCGGACGGCGATCTTGTCGACGTCCTTGGCCCACCGGGTCGAATCCCATGAAAACCAGCCGACGCGCGGCACTGACATCACGTCCTCACCGAAGTAGGTCGCAAATCGCTTGCCATTGCCGATGTCGTTCAGAGGGAAGGCCGCCGCCGCGACGTGTCGCTCGCGATCGCCATCCTCGGGCGGTTCTGGCGGCGGACCATCGGGCCCGTCGAAATCCGGCTCCCACCCGTCGCCCATCTCTGGCCCGGGATCGTCGTCGGGAAACTCATCGGCCGATGGCACGCCGCCCATGTCGACATCCTCAGGCTCTGCCATCACGCGCCGGACTGGATCGAGTGGGTCGGTCATTTGTGCCCTTTCCGCTGACATTGGACGCAGGCGCAGTAGCCCCTCGCATGAGAGTGAGACCGGCAAAGCCCCTGATAATTGTCGCGCCGGATGGCCTGGCCGCAGCCCGGAAAGCGGCAGTGACCGGGCGCTGGCGGGACTGAGACGGGGGCAATCACCGACGAAACCGGGTCGACCGCACGCTTGACCGGCGTCTCCCAAGGCGCCGCCCGGACACTGACACCGCGATAGCTGACGATCGGGCCGCTCATCGTGGCGCCCACCCGAGAATGCCGCTGATCCGGTCGCCGACGCCGAGGCGCCACATTAGCCCGCGCACCTCCGCCAGATCGCCCTTCCAGCCGGGCTCATCCATCAGCTCGGGCTTGTGATGGCGCGCCCAGAGGATCGCGTCGAGCTTGTCGCAAAGGCGCAGCATGTCGCGATCCCGGTCATCCATCGACACCGCAGGCAGGCCCATCTTCTGCATGGCCTCGCCCTCGATCCTGTCAAGCGCCGCCTTTAGGTCCGGATTGGCATTCTTGACCGGGTTAGGCACATCGCCGACCGCCGCCTCGCCCATGTCGTGCATGATCGCCGCCCGGTGCAGCGCGTGCTCGCGCGGGAAAAGCATCAGCGCCAGCAGCGCCACCCGGCCCTGATGCGCCGCGATCGGGTCGACCGTGTCGGCCAGATGGGCATGTCGATGCCAGCGACGGGTGAACGTGGCCTCCCATGCTGTGATGATGCTCATCGGCTGGACTTCCCCTTTTGCTGCGCCCGCTGCAGCGCTGCCTCCTGCGCCTTGCGCTGCGCGCGCAGGGCCGCGTCGTCATCCATCCGCCGTTCGGAATTCGAATAGCGCGCCGAGTCCGGCACCTCCCGGGCAGACAGCCTTCGAAACGGATCGCGATCATGCGGCATCGGCCACCTCCTCCATCACTAGATCATTGAGGTCGCGCCCCTCGCCCGCGTGCACGATCGAGATGCGCTGCAGCCGACGCGAATGCGCCTTGGCTCGCCGCAGCCCGGCCAAGAGCTTCGCGCGGGTCAGCTGCGGATCGGAATCGCCGTCCTGTATAAAGACCAGCCACTCGACCCAGGGCGGCGGCAGGAAGGCGTCCTTGTCCTCGAGGTCGGGGATTCCGGCGAACTTCATGCCGTCGCCGCGGATGATCCGCTGCCCGCTCATGTTGCCGAGGTCGACCCCGGCCCAATAGGCGGCGCCCGGATAGCTGTCGGCGGCGCAGGCGGTGAGCGTCGTCTCGATCCCCTCGCCCATGACCAGCGTGTCAAAGCCGTCGCCGCGCGCATGGGTCAGGCGGATCGCGGCGCCCTTTTTCGACCCCCATATCTTCTTGGCCGGCATCTCTTCGCCATTGTGCCGGATCTTGGCTTTGCCCTTCGCGCGGGTCAGGTCCAGCCAGGTCCGATGCACGGCACTCAGCCGCCCGTCGCGGGCAAGGCATCCGGCGACCATCGCAGGCCCGCGGTGAATTTCGACATAGGACCGCCCGTCGGGGCCCGGCACCATGTAGGGCAGCGCCGGGTGAAACCGCAGCGCAGGCGGCGGTGCATCGGCCAGCCACGCGGGCAGGCCGCGCAACCGCAGATAGGCCGAAACCGGCGTCCCGGCGGCGGGCCTGCATCCGTTCCAGATGTCGCGCGCCTGCGCGATGGCACGGGCCCGCGCCTTCTCGGCCGCCGCCTGCCGCGCCGCGTCCTTCTTGGCGGCCTCGGCTTTCCGGCGCGCTGCCTCTACAGGGTCCAGATCGACGCCCGCCTCGCCCATCAGCCAGGACAGCGCGCCCTTGAAATCGCAGCCGAGGACATGGCTGACGAGCTTGATGCCATCGCCCGCGCCGCAGTGGCGGCAGTTCCAGACGCCCTTGTCGGGGTTGATGCCGAACCGATCCCGCCCGCCACAGACCGGGCAGGGCCCGACCCATTCCCGGCCGCCACGCTTGAGGTCAGCGATGTCCAGCCGCGCGGCAATCTCCATAATCGGAATGAGCTTGGCCTCAGCGAGGCGGGCATCGTCACGCACGGCGCGCCCTCCGCTCTGCCATGCGTAGCCGATGCTCGACCGAGGTCAGTTCGTCATGCGCGGCATCCGCATCCGCGTCGCGCCCTTCGCGATAGGCGGCTTCGGCCTTGGCCTTGAGACCGGCGACGATCTCGGTCAGCGACTGCCAGCGGGTTTCATCGGACCAGTGTTTCATGATCTGAACCGCGCCAAAGATCGCAGTGAGAATTCACAAACTACATTCTCGGCCGCTTTCTGTTGGTACCGGCGGGCGAGTCTCGCGCAGTGAGAAGCCACCTGCCAGTCCGGTGCTGTGCTTGATCGGACAAGATGAACAATTTCGCCTGCGGTCGCGATGTCGTCTGTCAGCACCCCCTCAAAGTCACCACCATCAAGACGGGCGCAAACCTGCTTAAGCTTTGACCAGTAGATTTCAGTCGGCCCGTTCTGAAGATCGGCCAATCTCGGTCGCAACTCGGCAGCCATCGGGTGGCTGAGCCAAGCAAGGGCGCGGATGTAAGTGCAAACATTGCTGAATTCTGAGACGTCCTTCATCACGCCCCCACAAGACCGAGGGTTTCAGCGAGGCGCTGCGACTGCCCGGCAAAATAACGCTGCAGGGCGGTGCGCAGGTAGAATTCAGGATCGCCGAGCGAGGCGGCGCTGCCCATCATGCCGCAGGTCCGCGCCGCGGCGGTGATCACCGCGCCGAGGTCGGTCGGCTCGGCAATGTCATCGAACCTGTTTTGCTGGGCGCGAAGGCTGCAGAGCTGCACAAGCCGCTCGCTCAGGATTGGTCGCGCGCCGGTGCCATGGGGCGACAGAACATAGGCCGTCGCCGTCGCAAGGATCGCCCGGTCGATGGATGCGCCCCGGTCGCTCATGCCGCATCCTCCGCATGACCGAAGCTGCTGCGCGTGTTCGCGAAGCCGCGCCGCGCCGCGCCAGAGAGGGCCATGCCGAGTTCGGCCGCTCCCAGGTGCGTTGCGAGTTTCGGCGCGACCCGGTCGAGCACGGCCTGACCATCGAGCCCGGCCAGCGCACAGACCTGCATGAAGTCGCTGGTCCGGATCCACGAGCTGCGCACGATGGGGCGCGGGCCCTTGCGGAGCTTCTCGGGCTTGGCATCCCATGCGGCCTGCGCCTCGTAATCCTTGCAGGTCTGGTCTGCCGCCTCGACCAGACAGATGCGCAGGCATTCCGCCCACATCTGCAGGCACCGATGGCCATCGCCCGCGTCGGTATGGGTGAACCATGAATCGGGCCACGGCTCGCGATCCGGCTCGGCCGCGCGCAGCTTGTTCATTTCATCGCGCAGCGCCAGACCGCGAAGCGGACGCTCGTCGGGCTGGTCAGCAGGAGCGGGTTTTGATCGCACCGCGACGCGGACAGGTGCGGCCTCTTGCCTGACGATGCGCGGCAACCGCGGCGTGGAGAGACTGACAGGCTTGGGCAGAGCCTCGGCTGCGGCGCGTTCCAGCGCGACCCGGATGTCCAGAGCCCGGGCGGGCTTGACCTCGCCCCGTTCGAGTGCGCGATCCAGAGCTTGCAGGATGTCCTTCATGACCGGCCTCCGACCCAATCCTCGAGCCTTGCCTGCAGGGCATCGGCGAGCAGCGCCGCGTGCGACTGCAGCCTGAATTCCGGATCGTCGCCCCGCTTGAGCAGGTAGACGGCCTTGTCGAGACGCGCGGGCGGGTAGGCGTCGAGGAAGGCCGACAGGTCCGCACCCTTTGCCTTGGGCACGTTGCGCAGGGCCAGAAGCCACGCCTTCAGGAACGGGTAGGACCAGATGAAGAGGTCATTGCGCTGGCCTGACCCGGTGATCGCCGCCAGCGCACGGGTCAGCAGCGCACCGCGACCGGCCTCGATCTGCTCGCGCACCCAGCCGACGCAATAAACCTCGCCCGGCTTCTTGTTGGCCGCCGATGCGTTGTAGGCCATGAGCTGCGCCCCGGCCCGCTCGACCGACTTCTCGGCCTCAACCGCCCAAGGCTCCCCCGCGAGGAGTGCCGCGCGATAGACCTGCGCGGCCGAGACGGCCGTCGCCATCCCGTTGACGGCTGCGAAGGCCCGCGCCTGACCGGCGTCATCGAGGTCGAGCAGCATGGCCGGAACATCGGTCAGACCGACGAGCTTCGCCGCATGCGTCCGGTGCTGGCCGTCGATGATCGAGAACTTGTCGCCCACCGGCGCCACCAGCACCGGCGAGAAGTGCGACCAAGTGAAAGCCTTGGCGATCCGCTCGATCTGCCGCCAGCTGCGGTCGGTCAGCTCGCGCTGATAGCGGTCGTCGACCAGCAGGTCGGCGATCCGCAGCCAGACAAGTTCGGGGCGCCGGGAAACTTCTGCCGGCATGACCTCGCGGTCACCGATGTCGATCATGCGAAGCGTCATCTGCGCCACCATCCCCGCGGCATCGTGCCGTTCTGAAATCCGTCCGGGTCATGCTTGTCCGTCGTCGCGTCGACACCGCGCAGGGTGGCGATGACGGAATTGCGCGTGCGGTCGATCCGCTTGTCGATCTGGCCGTAGGTCAGGCCCTCGTGATCGCGCAGGTCGAGCGCATGCAGGATCTCCTCGTCAGGCCAGCCCTTGCGCACGCCGACGGCCCCGGTCATTGCGCGGCCCCCTCGATCGCGGCGGCGATCGCGCGCAGCTCGCGCGCCGTCCCGGCATCCGCGAACCCGCAGAACTCGACCGGCTTGCCTGCCGCCGCCTCGACCTGCGACTGCAGGCCACAGCTTACCCCGCCACCGGGCACCGCACAGAGCCGCATCACGAGATGCGCGAAGGGGAGCGACGCCACCACGGGCAACGTCGTCAGAGGTTTCGTCATGACCGCGCCTCCGGCGTTGCGGTTGATGTCAGAAGTGCGCCCCGGCCCAGATCGGGAGGACTCGGGCCGGGGCGGTGGCCGCCATCGCAGGGAGTAGTCGCGCGGCGGTATGCGAAGAGAGAGCCCCGGCGGCAGCATGCGCGCCCGCCGCCGGGGAGTTGGCCACGGGGAGGTCGTGGCTGGCAGTAACCTTGAGACGGCGGGCCATCAGTCGGCCCCCCCGTCGAGACGGCGGTAAAATTTTTCCGCCCTCTCCGTCAGCGCGAAATAGGCCTGCAGCGCGCGGGCGGCGCGGGCCTCACAGAACCGGGCACAGAGGTAGACGACGACCCTCACCGTGCGCCCTCCACGAGACCGAAGACAATTTCGGCCCCGGCGATCGCCATGACCGCAGTGACGTAGCGCAGCGAGGCGTCATTCTCGCAGCGCAGCCAGTGCGTCACCTGCCGGGCCGATACGCCGAGCGCGCGGGAGGCTTTCTGAGCCAGGTCGCGCTCCGAGCGCGAGGGGAAGGCACTCCACAGCATCGCCGCAAACCAGCGGCGGGATTTCACGGCGTGGTCGTCTGCAGAATGTGCAGGATTTTTCACGATAATCGCTCCATCTATGTCCTGTGCAGGGACTGATGAAGCGAACGGGAAAGGATGACGGGGGGCTGCGGTCATGCCGCCCCCCGTTCATGTTCGGTTACTCTGGGGGTGCGAATCACAGACACCGAACGCGAGAGGAAACCGACGATGGACGACGACGACGACTTCGACAGCGCACTTGCCGCTTCGTTATATGCGGACATGCAGTCTCGGATCGCTGCCCAAGAGCAAGTGCTGCGTGTCATTGTCGGCGCCATGGAGAGGTTCAACCCGGGCGCGAGAGACATGATCAAGCGCTCGGTCATGGACCTTGCAAGGCAAGCTACGCGCGCGGACAAAGACCTGGCGGCGGAACTGCAGGACTTGTCGCAGAAACTTTGACGGCGCGCAGTCATGCCGCCTCCTCCCCCGGCGCGTCATGCAGCCGGACCATGAGTTCTGCCGTAACGGGAAAACCGCGCTCTTCGGCGGCCTTGACCACGCGCAGGTGGAACCGCGCGGGGATAGCGTTGCTCTTGGCCCACTTATGCACGCGATCGGTCATCACGCCGATGTCCGCCGCAAGGTCGCGGCGGGCGGGCCAAAGGTCGATGAGCGCGGTGATGGTGTTCGGTTCGGTCATGACCCGTACCGATAGTGGAAGTTTTCTCAACTGGTCAAGATGGATTTCACTTCGATGGAACTTTTCTCCCACGACTGCCATTCCAGCGGTATGGCGAAGGTGCTCTTAGCTTTAATCCCAGTCGAGTCGCGGCCCGAGAAGGTTGGCCCTCGGATCACTGCGCTGCGTGAGGCCTTGGGGCTGTCGAAGGCGCAGTTTGCCGACTCAATCGAACTGAATCGAAGCACACAGACCAAGGTTGAGGCCGGGAAAGAAGGTCTCGATATATCCAAAGCCATCGCTATTGCGACACTCTACGGCGTCGGACTGGACTTTACCTATCGAGGGGACTTGTCGGACCTCCCCTTGGAGCTTCGCCAGAAGGTCATAGTTAACTTGGCGAGCTTTTCGACCAGGTCGTAGACCGTCCGAATGCGCGCGCCGGTGATGCGTGCAAGCGTAAGAACAATCATATCGCGAAATTTGTACGGCATCGCCCCTCCATTTTGGTTAAGGCTGCCGTTCTATCTTCGTTCTGGCAATTGAAGTTTTCTCCACTTTCTGGATTGACAGTGGAACTTATCTCCATTTACTTCTGACGCCCAGAGCGGCATCCCGCCGCCTGGAGCCAGACCCCATGAAGACCCTCGCCAGGGCCACCGCCCTCGCCACCGTCGCCGCGCTTACCCTTGCCGGTTGCGCCGCCGATCCCGCCAGCATCGCCCCCGCCTATGTGAGCCCGGTCGCGTATCAGTCGCTCGACTGCCGCGCGCTCGCTGCCGAAGCCTCGCGCCTCACCGCCCGTCTGACCGAGGTCACGGGCCAGCAGCAGGCCCACGCCGACGCCGATGCCGCCCTGATGGGGATCGGGCTGCTGATCCTCTGGCCTGCCTTGCTGGCCGTCCCCGGCGGCGACCAGAGCGCCGAACTCGCCCGCCTGCGCGGCGAGGCCGATGCCATCCAGTCCGCCGCCGCCGCACGCGGGTGCTGATCGATGGACGCTCTCATGGGCCACAATGCCCGGAAATACCTGGTCCTGCAGTATATGGAGCAGGCGCTCGACTTCTACGCGATGCACGGCCAGTTCGACAAATGCGTCGATCTGCTGCGCGCGATGCTGATCCTGGAAGGCGACCCGGTCAGCTGGGCCGATCTTGGCAAGACGCTCGAGACCTTCGACCAGCCGGACGCACAGTTTCTGGTCTTCCAGCTGCCCGACGCTGCGGATGAAGCAAGCCCGGAAGACGAAGCGCCAGACACCGTGGGCGGCGACACCTGATGGCACCCGCCCCGATCCCGCCCGAGCTGGCCCGGCACCTGCGCGACATCGGCGTCGCGCTACCGGCCCCGGCCAAGCCCCGTGAACCCATCCCGCCACTGCCGCCGGTCACGCTCGACGCTGACGGCGAGCCGAACTTCTGAGGTGATCCCATGGCCATTGGTTTCAATACCGACGACGAAGGGCGGGCAACCGTCAACATCGACAATCTGACCGAGTGCAGCGTCGCGGGTGCGCTCGGCTTTTCGTGGCTCATTCTCCGGGACGATCGCGGCAACCAGGTCAACGTCCATGTGCCGCCGAACCTTGCGCTGCGTCTGCACGAGACTTGGGCGGCGACGGCGATCACCGACCACAGCGATCTGGCGAGGGCCGTGGCATGACCCGGCTCCTCGCCCCCGCGCCCTATGACATGGCCGACGCGATGCGGACGCTGACCGACCCGGCAGCGCATCGCGGCCACCGTGCCATCCGCGAGTCTGCGTGGTGCTTTCTCAAGGAGGCACGCGGCCAGAGTGTCGACCTTGCACGGCTGGATCTGATCCATCGCGTCCTGCCGCTCGCGCAACGCCAGGTGGGCCTTGTGGAGGTCCTTGCTGCGGCCCGGGCCCGCGTCCTGCCCCGCATTCACGCGCGCCGCGACCAGCTGCTCGGCCAGACAGTGCGCACCGAAGGGGAGGGCGCCTGATGCTGGCCAACATCCTCACCCTCGCGATCTGGTTTGGCGCCGGCATGATGGCTGGCGGCGCGTTGATCCTGATCGTCGCAATCGCCACCGCCTGCGTCTGCTCGGCCTGCGGCTGGCAACCGGAGTGGTTTGAATGACCGCCCCCGTCCGCGACATCGCCCCTGCGCCGGGCGCCATCCCCTTCGGCGCGCTGTTGCAGCGGCTCGATCCGGCCGCCCGTGCCGCCTACCACCACGAGCGCCGCCGCGGCCGCGACGAAATCGAGGCGCTGACCTATGGCGTCGTGCTGCCCGACGTGGTCGAGGCGCTGATGATGAGGGGGCAGCGATGACCACTTCATGTCCTGCTCACGTCTTCCTGCACGACGTCCGTGACCATGAACTGACAATCGTGCTCGACCAAGGGCTACATCGGCACATTACGCTTGGTCGGCCCGGTTCAGGCGCTTACCGCTTTCACATCACGACATGGCCAGGCTACCTCGCCATATCTGGCGACTGCGGCAGCTACACCTTCGCGCGACTAAGGGATATGTTTCAGTTCTTCCGCGACGACAGCGGACAGAACCGCATCAATGAGGGCTACTGGTCCGAGAAGTTGCAGGCTGTTGATCGGCACGGCGGCAGGGATGAACTGGATGAAGAAGCCTACAATGATGCCATCAGAGCGGGCTTGCTACGCCACATCCAAGACGAAAACCTTGCGCTGTCGCAAGCTAAAGACGTGGTTCGGGAGGCCAAATGCGAAAGCCTCATTGAACCGCCAGACGACCATAGCGCGGCTATTGATCAGGCTATGCGGTTTCGCTGCCCCGTCACTGATCGTTACCCCTTTGAAGACTTCTATGAAAACCACCTGACGCGATGCTCCTATCGTCTTGTCTGGTGCATGCGGGCAATCGTCTGGGGGATTAAACAATACGATCAGGCCAAGTTTGGCACGACGCAGGCTGATCACGACCGACGTATAGTGGCAGGCGCGCTGTGATCGCTCCCCTCCTCACCTGGCACCAGTCCTACCCCTGCCCGGCCTGCGAAATGCGGCGCGAGCATGCCGACATGACGCCGATCAACCGCGAAACCATCCCCTGCAACGTCTGCAGCGGCGAAGGCTGGTTGCCGCTGTCCGAGGCCGAGATCGTCCGGCGGACATGCGAAGAGGCGCGCAGGATCTACTGGCCAGAGTTTGAACGGAGGATCTCGGCATGAGTTGGCAAATCAAGCTGACGATCGAAGGTGATGCAGGTTTCGTCGGAAAAGAACTTCGCCGACTGCACTCCCAATACAATCCTGACCTTTATCGCGATCCGCGTTTCTGGATTGGCGTGATCGTCGGATCATGGATGGCAACGATTATCGTCTTCATGGCGATGACGATTTAGGGAGTAAATTACCATGGGTGCCGGACCGATGGTTCTCGTCGATTACCCGTGCGAATGCGGTGGCACGCTCCGCTGGACACGACGTGGGTTGTTCCGCCGTCTATGGCGCACCGAATGCCTCTGCGGCCGCTGCGGGCCGTGGCGGCTTGCACCTGAGAGCAGGAGGGCATCGCCCTTCAACGAACGCAAAGACGCGGAGTGGGGCCCTGGTGGACTTCGTCCCGGCATCCCCGAAACCACAACCGCGCCACCAGCGAAGAAATAGCTATGGGCGCTCCCCGACCTGAAACGATCATCATGCGCGAGGCACGGGAAATGGCCCGCGACGACAGGCTGCGCGTGACCGTACGGATCGGCGACATGACGATCACCGTCGAACCGTCCAATGTCGCAAAGCCGGTGGACGCGCAGGATGATGCCGGATTAGGGTCTTCCGATGGGGGAATCTCATGCCAAGAAATTCTCCGGCGAATGGAGTCAGATTGAAGGGCCTGTCCCAATCGGGGCGGTGGCCCTCGGGTAACCCGCGCTTCTACCTGCGTCTGCCGGGGAAGAAGCCCTTGCCCATGCCCGACAGGCCGAAGGGTCACCCTGAGTTTCTGGCCGCATGGATCGCCGCGACGGGAGCGACAAAGCCCCTCGACCGCCGCCCCACCGCCGGCACTGTCGGTGCCCTTGTCGTGGCCTTCCTTGCCTCAGCCGCCTACCAGAACCTCGCCCCGTCGACGCGAGGTTACATGCGGCGCGGGCTTGAGCACATCCGGCTGGTCTGGGGGGAAGGCAGGGCGAACACGCTCGACACCCGGGTAATCATGGCCGACCTGTCGAAGCTCAAGCCTCACCCGGCGAACAACAGGCTGCGCGCATGGAAGGCCCTCTGCCGGTGGGGGTTTCAGGAAGCGGCCCTTTTGGAGTTCGACCCTGCCGCACCGATCGTCAAGCGGGTGGGCGCGAAGAGCACGGGACATACCCCGTGGACCCGTGAGGATGTCGCGGCATTCCGCGATCGGTGGCCGCATGACACGCCCCAGCGCATGGCCTTCGAGCTGATCCACCGGACGGCCGCGTCGATCGTTGACGCCTGCAATGTCGGCCCGGGCATGGTGAGAGACGGATGGCTTCGCTACACGCGGCAGAAGTCAGGAAGCGCGGCCGTCTGCCCGATGACCGCAGCAACGTCGCCGGCATGGTTCGAGCATGATGACCACCTTGCCATGTGCGTGTCCGCGCAACCGCGCCACATGACCTATCTCGTCACCGCGGATGGGGCGCCCCGGTCCGTGAAGGCCGCGAGCCAATGGTTTGCCGCCGCATGCCGCGAGGCAGGGTTGAAGGGAAAGACTGCCCACGGGCTGCGCAAACATCGTGCGGCTGTGTTCCAGGAGAATGGCGCCGCTGCCGATAAACGGATGGCGATTCTGGGACATGAAACGGCCAGCGAGGCGCGCCGCTACTCGGCCAGCGCAGACCTCGTGAAGACCGTATCAGGAACAGATATTTCCAACTCATTTCCAACTCAGGAAAGCAAGTCTTTGAATTAGAACAGGAAAAGCGTGATAAAATAGGGGATTGGCGATCCCGGGAGGACATCGTGAATCCGTGGAAAATCAACGCCTGACCGCGCGAAACCTCCAACTTTTCGCCCCAGAAGAGTCAACGGGTTAGGAGCCGCCTTCCAACTCTCACCGCCCGCGAAACCCAGCCATCGGGATCACGTCGACATCATCGGACCATCGCCCGCGGATGGCCTCACGCAGCGCGTTTGACGCCTGGTCGAAAGTCGCGGCCCGTCCATTGTCCGCAGGATAAGTCCACGTCATCCAGGGGAACGGGCGCGTGCCGGGCAAGGCGACATGAGTGTTGACAGGCGGAAAATTTGGGAATTATATAGATGACTCCCGATTGCAGATAAGGTAGATATCTACCACAGGCAGGATGGGCCTGCCAAGAATAGGAGAAACTAAGATGACCACGATCTACGCGATCCACGCCCCGGAAGAAGCCAAACTGGAAGCCGTGATTGCCGAAATGCGTGTTCTGGGCGCACCGACGATCCGCGCCATCGACTGCGGCGATCACCTGATGGCTTTGGAGGGTTCGCACCGCCTCGCCGCCGCCGCCGCCTTGGAACTGACCCCGGTTTTTGAAATCATTGAGCAGAATGAAGAAATCGACATCAGCGGCTACGATTGGTTTGAGGCCCAAAACTGGGGTGGCACCGTTTACGCGGCTGGCGAAGTGGCTGGCGAACTGTTTTCGCCCCGCCAAGCCGTTGACTATCGGTTTTGATCCATGTCCAAATCCACGATCAGCACGTTTGAGTTGTTCCAGATGTTCCCGGACGCCGAAAGCGCCCGGACCTACTTTGAGCAAAAGCGGTGGCCCAATGGGATCATCTGCCCGGCCTGCAACGAGGTTAAGCGCATCCATGCCCGCAAGGACGGCTTTTACCGTTGCAACGCCTGCCTGACCGATTTCACGGTCCGCACGGGCACGATCTTTGAGCGGTCCAAAGTGCCGCTGCACAAATGGCTTTACGCCATGTATCTGCTGGTCACGGCCCGAAAGGGTATTAGCAGCCTGCAACTGGCCAAGCAGATCGGCGTCACCCAAAAAACCGCGTGGTTTATGCTGCAACGCCTCCGGGAAGCTTGCGGTAATGATCCGACCAAACTGGCCGGGATTGTCGAGTGTGACGAAACCTATGTCGGCGGCAAAGAGGGCGCGGGCGGGGGCGGTTACTTGGTGCCCCAGACCCGGAAGACGGCGAGGGCCGAGGCAAGGCCGCCAGTGATGGCCGTGGCGAGGCCGGGCACGCTCACCTGCAGCATCTGGGTGGCGGCGTCATAGCTGACCCAGCCAGCCCACGAGGCTGGAATCATGGCGAGCAGGGTGGACAGGACGTAGGCGACGAGGCGGATGTAGACGGGGTCGACGTGCATCGGGGTTCTCCGGTGATGAAATTGTCAGGCGAGGGTTCGTTCGAGGTCGGCCAGTGCCAGCGCCGCAGCGTCCTGCGCGGCTCTCAGGCGCGCGGTGGCAGCCTTCGCCTCGGCAAGGTCCGGCATGGGTTCAACGACCGCCGGCAACGGGGTCCCGGCGATCCATTGCAACAGCTCCGCCCCGGTCATCGTTTCCATGATGCCGCGCAGCCGGCCGTTCCCGTCCGTGCGCCAGATCGGAATGCTGTCGCCGTTGGCGGCATAGTTGCCGGTCCGGAAAAGGTTCATCTCGGCGGTGCGGCGGCCCTTGATCTCCGGTGGCTGCAGCCAGCCCATGAAATGCCGCGCCGCATCCGGGTCGCCCGCGTTGATGGCGCCGGTGAGCTTGGCGCGGTAGATCCCGCCGGTGTTGAAATCGAAGGACACCAGCGCGTCGAACTCGTGCTGCTCAAGCGGCACCTTGACCGCATCGTTGACCCGGTCGGCATAGCGCACGACGTCGAGCTTGAACTGACGGATTGCGGCGATGACGGCGGCGTCGACGTTCTGCGGCATTGCGCGGTTCATTTTGGCGGGGTCTGGGTCACCGGCGGCCGCAGTATGGCCAATGCCCCAGGTCCAGACGCCGACGCTGTCGAGATAGGGCGCGGGCACAATGCCTTCGTGTTCGCAGATTTCCAGAAGGCCTCGGTCAGAGACTTGCATGTCTGTCGCCTCATGTGTGTGGGGTGTGCCCCGGTCCAGAGTTGGGACAGGGACCGGGGCTGGAAAAGCAACAGCGGCCGGAAGTCCGGCGATGTTGCGACGCGCCGCCGCAGCGGTCGCGCCAACCGGCAACTGCGCCGGATTTCAGATGATCACGATCCGGCCCATGACCGAGATGATCAGCCATATGGCGAGGGCGAGCATCGATCCCCATCGGATCATGGCCCAGAAGTCGCGAGATGGTTCGCGATCCTCACGACGCACTGGAAAGGCTTTCCGCCGATCACGCATCTGGGCGCTCCGAGTCCGATTTGACGATGAAACGCTCGACCAGCGCCACCGCCACAACGCCGACGATGAAAGCCGCCGCGCAGAGCGTCCCCAGCGCGCCACCCACGCCCTGCGGCAAGTCGCCGACAAGGAAGGTCAAGGCGTAGGGCGAAAGCGAGCCCAGCCCAAAGGCCGTCGCCGCGCCAACTATCATCACGCGACAGCTTTCGCGCCAGGACGCGCGCACAACCAGCGCGCGGACGAGGCCGCCCAGGCCCCCGAAGAGGGCAAGCGCCGCCCCCAGAGGTGTGAATATCTCTTTGAAGGTATAGGGGTCGTGATGCGACATCTCACTCTCCCCCGTCCGCGAGATTTTCCGGATCTTCAGACATGCTCGGCTGCCGCAGCGCCGGGATCGCCACTTGGCCGGAGGCAGCAGTCACCAACCAGGGCCCGTCTTGCTCAAGTGCCGCATCAGCACCAAGACGGGCGATGATGGTGGCGTGAATGATGCCATCGACGCGCCGGATCGGGCGAACGAACGGCGCGGTCAGATCCGGCAGGTAATCCTGGCCTTCCGCGACTTCTGACAGATCGTAGGGAGTGCCATCGATCGTGACGACATCGCCATCGACGACGATGTCGATTTCAGGGTCGCCGTCAGCGCCGAGTTGCGGAATGAGGGTGAGTGTCATCATGTCATGTTGCTCCAACGGCCACGGGCGATCAGGTCGACAGGCACGGCCACGCGAGCTCCGCTCGAGTTGCGGATTGAGAAGACGCAGGCGGTGTTCGTTCGGGAGACGATCCGGACATAGTAGTCTGCGTCGCCCACGGGCTGCGCGCTGATGACCGGCGTCGACCCGGTCAGGAAGGCGCTGTTATAGGTCCACGTCGAGTCAGCCGAGTCGCTGCTGGTGATCGCGTGATGGACAAGCTGGAAGCCCGCTGCATCGCGCTCGGTCCAACCGCCGGTCGGTGAGGCCGTCGAAGCATTGCCTTGCAGCAGCGCGCCGGTGGGCACGCCCGCTGTTTGCAATACGGTTCCAAGGACGTTCAAACTGCTGAACAGTTCGCGCCACGGCAACCATGCAGGGCCAAGAGTGGCGGTCCTGTAGAAGATCCGGCCCCCGCCGCTGCCGTTCCCCACCGGCGCGTAAATCTGAACCGTGTTGTTCAGGTTGCGGCGCAGAACGAGCAGATAGCCGAACGCCGAAGCCGGCGTGCTGCCAGAGTGCGTCGGGAACGTGCCAGTTGTAGTAGAACTCGTCGTGTACCACCCCGCCCGCAGATCGAAGTCGTCAAGGTTTGTGATGACACCCGGGGCATCGGCACCGAGTCCGAAATCCCCGACCTTGAGCAGCCGCCCGGCCGTGGTGTCTGTGGCGCTCTGCGTCACTGCCGTGCCGCCGAGCGGCACATTGAGCGTTGCCGCTGACGTGGTCATCAGGAGCCGCGCAACACCATTGGTGACCAGTTGCAGCTGATCAGAGCCGAGCAGGTTGAGGCCGGTGTTTTCGTCGGCGGCATTGCGGACGGATGGCGCTGCAACCGTGCCCGTCGTGAACTTGCCTTGCCCGGCGGCGACGAACGCTGCGCCATAGTCGTTGATCAGCGCGGCGATGTCCTGCGCCAGCTTCACTTCCGGCCCGCGCAAGGGGGCGATGGCATAGGCTTGGCCGGATGCGGTCGAGCCGAGATAGGCGACCGCCAGCGTGAGCGAGGTGTCGCTGTTGACAGATGCGATCTCGTAAAGGCGCCCGTCTGGCAGCACGATACCGTAGCCCGCGACTGCGTTGGCGACCCAGAGCGTGCCCGAGCCGGTGACGGTCGCCGACCCGTTCGTGACGCTGACCGTCCCCGTTCGATACCATGCCATGTGCGACTCCTTTTGGCTGCTCACTGCGCCTGAAGGCGCCACATCGCGCGGGCTGCGCGTATCTCTTCTGGGATCGGCGCACCGGTCTCGATAAGGCGCGTGACATACCAGTCTGTTTCGGCCAGATGCCGTCGCGCATCTGCCGCTGCAAAACGTCCGGCGCGCTCCTCTGTGAAATCCGCTTCGGACTCCATTTCAAAGGTCTCGTCGGGACCGCAGAACGCCGCGATCTGGTCGGTGGGAGCGATTAGGCGGCCAATCTCGACTCCAGAGGCGTCGCGGATGATGTACCGTGGCATCAGACAAAGTTCCCCACGCGGTAATAGACTACGACGATAAGACCGTCGCCGCCCGCTCCGCCGCGCGCCCAGTTGGAATTTGGCGCCACGCGACGACAGGCTCCACCGCCACCACCGCAGCCGATGGCTCCTGCGCCCCCCACCACGTTTCCGCTGGCTGCGTTGGTGGGGGATTCGGATCGGGCAGATCCGCCGATCCAGGTGTCGTACCCACGCATCGGAAAGCCCGATACCTCTAGATCGGCGCCAAAACCAGAAGGCACTGTTCTGCCACCAGTTGGCGTCAGGAGGCCGCCAAGGGTTGAAACTCCTCCAGAGGCTTGATTTGGGCCGGCGCCGCTGCTTCCCGTGGCAGCGAAGGGAGCGCCGCCCGGACTCGCGAGGGCCCGATGCCCGGTCGCGGTCAAGTTTACGTCTCCGCCGTCACCGCCGGTGTAATTGTATGATCCACCGCTGGCCGTGCCGCCCGCGCCGCCAGCGAGGACGTCGGTCGAGTTGCGGTTCGCCCTACCACCAGAGCCACCGTTGCCTGTGAACGTGACGCCGTTGCCCGTGAACCGAGAAAGGCCGCCGTTGTTTCCGGCATCCGCTCCATCGTTGTCACCGGGGTTACCACCGGCACCACCAGCACCAACCGCAAGCGTGTAGGTTTGTGACGTCAGAGCATTAGGGACAAAACCGATGGAAAGTCCGCCTGCTCCACCACCAGCCGCTTGACACTCAGAGCCATTGTCACCCGCAGCACCGCCGCCACCACCAGCGCCAAACACCCAGACCTGCATCAAGCCACTGAGTTTTGGGCTCCATGTGGCATCCGAAGATGTCACAAACTCGATCCGAGCAGGGTAGAGAGCGGCCTGCAACTGGCCGTTTGCGAACAACGAGCGTGTCAGGCTGCCGGCCAAGACGAGGTCGCCGGTGATTTTCACCGAGCCCAAGAACTCGGCCAGGTCTCCTATGAACTGGAACCGGTCGGACTTGATCTTCACGACCGATGATGGCCCCGACACTGGGTCATCCGCCGCGACGATTTCGATCTCGCCGCTGGCGCCACCGGCGCGGGAGCGCAGCACCAGGCTTGCCTCAGCGTTGCCTTCCAGCGTCGCGATCGCTGACTGCTGAATCGAGACCGTGGCCGCTGTCGCGTTGGCTGTGGCGCTGACGCTGTTGATCTGCGTCGCAAGTGCGCTGTCCGCGTTGGTCCGCGCCGCCGCCTCATTCGTGATTGCGGCAGTGTTGGCATTGGTCGTGGCCTGGACAGTCGAAAGCGTGGTGGAAAGCGCGCTGTCCGCGCTGGCACGCGCGGCGGCCTCGCTTGTGATGGCTGCGGTGTTGGAGATCACCGTGGCCGTGAGCTGCGTGATCAGCGTGGCCTGCGCGCTGTCGGCACTGGCGCGAACCGCTTGCTCTATCGTGATCGCAGAGGTGTTTTCTGCAACCGTCACTTCGATGGAATCCAACTGCCCCGCCAGCGCTTCATCTTCCGTCGCACGGGCAATTGCTTCGCTCGTGATGGCGGCGGTGTTGGCGTTGACCGTGGCCGTGAGCTGCGTGATCAGCGTGGCCTGCGCATCCGTCTCCGAAGCGACAACGGCGATCTCCTGCAGCGCCGTCGCAAGGTTCGCGTCAATGGCCGCAGCCAGCTCGGTCCGAAGGCTCGCCCGAGCCTCGCGCTCGTCAGTGACGAGGGCGCTATACTCCTGACGCACGAGCGCGGTGTCCGCGAGCCGCCCCAGCTGCTCCTGGTGCAGGTTGGCGATCTGTTCGAGCGTCATGTCGGCCAGCCCGTCGACGAGCCGCAAGTCCTGCCGGATGTCAGCGACCTGGATTGTGAGCCCCGCCCCGTCCAGCGCGGACAGCGTGACCTCGGCCGTCGTCACCCGGCTTTCGAGCGCGGAGAAGTCGCTTGTCTCGACCTTCTGGACGATCTCGGCCTCGAGCGCATCGATGCGGATCGTCGCCTCTGAGACTTCTGTCCCGAGCGCATCGAAATCCACCACCGTGGCGCGCTGCAGGATAGCGGCCTCGGCCGCATCAAGCGATACCTCCAGATCGGTGACGCGGCCTTCCAGCCCCGTGATGATGGGCAACTCGGTCGGGTCAAGTTGGGCCGCAGCGATTGCGAGGTCGACATCGGCCTGCGTCACGCGCAGCGCGATCTGGGCGGCCTGCGCGTCGAGCGTGACTGAGACAGCGTTGACCTTGTCCTCGACGCTCGCGACGCCCTCCAGCCGGGCCTTGCCTGTCAGAGGGTCGATGTAGAGGCCCGCATCCGCGACGTTCTTCTCCGTCTGCGCAGCCAGCGCAGTCAGCCATGTCACCTGTGTGGCGATGGTCGAGATCGCCTGCTCGACATCGGCCACGCGCGGAATCTCGATCGCAAACTCGGTGTCGACTTCGGCCCGCAGGTCCGCGACCAGCTGCTGGCCCTCCTGCCGCACGATCTCTGCCTCGGCCAGAAGCGTCTGCACCTCGTCGGCAAGGTCAATTTCCTTGATCCGCACGTCGGGGGCTGTAACCGCAACCCAAGATGTCCAGACCGTCGACTTCGGTCCGACAAGTCGGGCACGCGCCTGATAGGCGACACCGGCGACGATGCCTGCAGACACGACATGATAGCCCACGTCGACGTTGGCTGTGGAACCCTCGACCGCCACCGTGTTGGTGCCATTGACCCTGATCTGGAACCGGATCGATGTGACGCCCGGAAGCAGAGACAACCATTCGAGCCGGATAGCGGGCAGGCGGTCAACACCGCTCTCGTCCTTGATGGTGGTGGCCGTCGCTGCAAATCCCGGGACGGTCTGCGCGGCATTGATGACGGGATCGATGGACGGCGCATCGATGACGATTTCCTGTCCGGTGCTCCAGTCATAGTCGGAAGGATCGATCTCGCGCATCGACAAGGTCGTGCAGAGCGTCTGCGGATCGATGCCGACCTGCCCGATCTCGAAGGCCTTGCCGCTGTACCCGTTGCGCTCGCTGGTCCAGTCGATCACGTCCAGGGGCTTGAGGAGAATGCCCTCGGGCGGCAGCGTGATCGTCTGCCGCCGGTGCCGCTGCGCGTCCTTGAGCCAGGCGCTCATCAGCTGCTGCACCTGCTGGCCCACCGTGACGGCGGGCAGGGCGATGTCCGCGACGAGCTCCTGCCCGTCAGCGTTGATCGCAGTCTGATCGCGGACGGGCGTCGCTTCCTTCACCGTCCAGAGCTGGGACGGGTTGACCCAGGTCGCGTGGACGATGTTGTAGCTGTCCTCGGCGCCCGGGAACGGGTCCAGCTCCTGACCTTGCGTGACGAGGATGTCATCGTCGGTGATGAACTTCACGGGCAGGCCGGGCGCACCGACGCGGATGTAGAGCGTGCCGCCCACGTCCGCGATCTGGCCGGAGCAGGCCTTGAGCAGTTCCTCGACCACGTCCGCAGGCGACTGCCCGCCCGCGTCCGATCCGCCCATGAAGACCTCATACCCGGCGGTATAGGTCTTCCGGTCGCCGATCAGCACGTCGCAGGCGTTCATTGCCGCCGCCCAGGTCGCATAGGGCAGGTCGGCCGCCGCAAAGCCGCCGCCGAAGATCGCGCCGCCCCTGATCTGGATGCCGCGGAGCAGGTTGTAGATCATCACGACCGGGTTGTCGGACCACTCATGGGTGGACGTCGTGCCGTAGCGATGCGCACCAGAGCCGCCCGCAGTCGTGTCCTTGCGCGGGTCATAGAGCCGGATGCCCTGCACGATGAAACGCACATCCGGCGATCCCTGCCAGACTTGCGGACTGTCGCGCCACAGGAAGGTCAGCACCGCATAGGCGACGCCCCGGCCGACCATGGTCGATTCCCACGGCCGCGCTGGGTGCGTCCCGTACTTGTCCAGAAGCATGGCATCGGCGCTTGTCTGCGAGCCATCCTTGAAGCGGCACCAGGCAAAGCCGATGAAGTCGCCCCGATTGACGGTGGGCCCATAGTCCGGGTGAATCGCAGGCGTGGTTCCGTCGCCGTTCGACATGTTCAGCGTGGCTGGCGTGCCAGTCGCCAGTTCCGCACGCACGCCATCGATGATCAGCGCTTCCAGTGCCGTCACTTGCACGTCGGACAGGTCGATAACGCGGGTGAGGTAGCGCGTGTCGCCATCCGCCCCGTGGCTCATCTCCGGGGCCGTGAGGTTGCCCGCAGTGATGTAGCGGCCAAGGATGAAGCTTTGCGGTGTCTGCTCGCCTCCTGTGGTCGAGCGCAGCGTGATGCCTTTGGGCGCGCCGTTGGCATTGGCCGCGCCCTTGGTCAGCGCCTGTGACAGGGCCGTCATAGCGATGGCAAAGCCCACGCGGATGGCAAAAGCGGCGGTGGCCGAGACGGACACGCCCGACGCGGTCAGGGCCGCGATGGTGAGCGTCGCAGGATCGGCCAGCGCCGGTCCCGCCGCGCCCATCAGGGCCAGCGTCAGAAGGATGCGATCGAGGCGCGTCATACCCGGAACGCCCGCCCGATGATGTCGAAGGGAGCCATGCCGAACCCGTTGACGCCGAACATGTAAACCTGCGCGCCCTGCACGATACCGAGGGACTGGCCGTCGATCACGGCCACGTCGCCAGGCTGCGCAAAGGAAGGCGCGATCTCGGGCAGCAGGCTTGCGACATAGGCGACATGATCCTCGAACCCTTTTGCCTGCAGAAACCGCTTGCCTTCTGCGATCGAGCGGTAGCCCCGGAACCCGCGCAGGTGATCCTCGCCCGTCATGGCCTCGACCGCACCAGCCGCCCAGATCGCGCAGTCCCACCGGCCGGGCTCGAAGGCGCGGCGATGGTTGGCGCGCAGAAAGTCCGCAAGGCGCACCTGCCAACCGGGCAGCTTCTTGCCAAGGGGATTGGTGTCGGTCACTTCTTCACCCATTCGGTGACGATCTCGCCCGCCGTCGCGCCGTACTGGCGGAAGTCGTCGGTCGCATCGCGCAGAATCTGAGACTGGTTGGTTTTCTTCAGCGCAGGGCCGGGCAGGGCCATGGTGCGCATCCGGCTGACGAGTTCGATGGTGACGCTGTCGCCGCCACCCTGCGCCGGCGTCGAGAGCGGCGCACGGTTGACAAAGCCCCGGAACATGGGCTGCACGTCGATCAGGTCGGTGGTCTGAGGATCTAGCAGCGCGAGGTGCAGCTCGACCGCCGCGAGGCGGATGATGAAGCCCCGCACCAGGTCCTCGGTTTCGGGCGCGTTCGCGGCGAGCGTGATCGAGAGCGTCCGGACATCGAGGCCGGTGGCATAGGTGATGGGCTCGACCTCGAACCGCGACAGCGCGCCGAGGTAGGTGCGCGGGCTGCCCGCGATTGTAAAGGACAGATCGTCGTCGCCGTTCCAGAGCCCGAGCGGCGCGGCGGCCAGCGTGCCGAACTCCTTGGCCGCGACCCACAAGAGCCAGCGCGGCATGACGGCAGAGCGGGCCAGCAGCCGGTTTTGGGCAGTGACGGACCAGCTCATCGCAGGGTCTGCCGCCACTCAAAGGACACGCCCGAGCAGAAGCCGCGGCGCGGCAGCTCTGCGATCTGCAGCGAGCCCGGCACCATGACCGCCTTGCACCAAGGCTTGTTCATCCGGACGTTTGCATCGACGGCAGCGCCGGGCCGAATGGGCGGGATCACCTCGAACTGCCCGGTCACGCCCGACCCGTTGGCGGTGATGCTCTCGACGGCTTGGTGCAGCGCGTAGCGGACGGGCGAGGAACTGTAGGTGAACGACAGGAAATCGCCGCGCGTGATCACGAACCCAGCCGACAGCGCCTTGAGCGTGATCAGGCGGTTGTCGGTCGGCAGGCTGTTGATCTGTCCCGTCGGCGTGGCGACCGTCGTCATGGCCCGCGCCTTGGGCCGGTGGCGCGGGTAGATCAGAAACGACGCGCGCGAATCCTGCAGCACCCGCAACAGCGCCATCACGTCTTCGATCAGGATCGGCTTTGCAGGGGCGAGCGTGACGCTGCCGCCCCAGAGCCGCGTGCCAAAGTCGGACCGGATGACCTCGCCGCCGCCGGTCTCGTTTATCTGCACGGCTTCGCCAAGAGCGAAGGTCGTCGTGATCGGACAGATCGCCTCGAAGAACCCGGCGAGGTCGAGCGGGAAAGAAAGGGCCATCAGAGTTTCCGCCGGTCACTGTTGATGTTGCGAACGCGGCCGGGCAGCTGGCGGTCATAGCCCTGCAGCGCTCTGGCCGTGACACTACCGCTGACGCTTTCGATCACAGGCACCAGGTTGCCGCCTTCCATCCGCACAACGACAGAGACCTGCCCGCCGCCCGTGCCGCCGTTCTTGGTGTGGTCGATGACGGTTTCATTCGGGTGCAGGATCGCGGGAAAGCCGCCCTTGCCATCGATGCCGCCAGTGCGCGCGCCCGCGCCCGTGTAGCCGCCGCCGTCAAAGCTCAAGGCGTCACCCAGCGCACCAAAAACCGAGGCAGCAACGCCCCCACCTTCGCTCAGGCCAAGGAACGCTTTCATCATCTGAGCGCGGGCCAATTCCATCAGAAGCGCTGAGACAGCTTCCTTGGCGCTCATCGACCCGTCCAAGATCGACATGAAGAAGTCGGCCATCCGCGCCGCGCCGTCCTCGACGGTCTGGTTATACTCGGCCCACGCCTGTTCGCCCTCGCGGACTTTGTCGATCAGCTCGTCCCAGTATTCCGGGGCCTGAGCGATGGCCGACCCACCGCCGCCTGGCGAACCTCCTCCGGAACGGCCGCCTCCGGTCGACGGAAAGTACCAGTCAAAGCCCGGTCGGTTGGGAGGGATTGTCACGCTCGTCGGTGCCAGCGGCGAGTTGCCGTTGAGCGTTCCGCCTATGTTGTCACCGACAGGGAAGGTTCCAGGTCCCCCTTCCGGCATCGTGGGATTGTAGGTTGGCAGATTGGCACGCACGGTGGCCGCCTGCATTGCGACGTCATAAAGCGCCAACGCTAGCCTGCCAGCCTGCGCAATAGCCCCATCGAATGTGATGTCCTCAATTGCGTCGAGCTGCATCAGCACGTTGACGGCTTCGGCGCTGACATCGGTCAGCCGGGCCTCGAATTCCTCTGTGCTGATCGTGCCTGCATCGAGCCCTTCGCGTGCGGCATCAAGGTCGCGGGCAAGCCGCGTCAGCGTCAGCGACGCGAGTTCTTCGCCGAGTGCCATGGCCTCAGATGCCATGCGATCGAGCTGGGTCACGGTTTCCTCGACCGTTCCGTCGAGCTGGTTGTAGAGGCTGATCAGTTGTTGTGCCGCAGCCGCCTGTGCTTCGGTCGCATCGCCTGCCGTTTCCATGGCACCGATGACGTTAAGGCCCAGAAGCTGCGCTGCGTTGGGATTACCCTGCAGGATCGTGTCGAGGTTCGTGACCTCGTCGCCGATCGACCGAATGTCCTCGATGATTGCAGCCAGACCGAGAACCGACTCTCCACCATAGACCGCAAAAATGTTCATGAGCGCCTGCGCCTGCGCTTTGACAACGTCCAGGCGGTCATCGAGTTCTGCAGCGCGCCTCACCAGACCCTCGTCGAGAACAACGCCTGCCTCCTCGGCCGCAACGGACATGGCATCGAGGCCCGCCGACCCGTCTCTCAGCGCGAGAACCAGACCACGACCGCTGCGCCCGAACGCATCGTTGAGCATGGCCATCTGTTCAGACTCACTGCCCGCCTGCTGGATCAGATCAGCGAAGTCGCGCAGCAGATCGTTGACCGGGCGAAGTTCCCCGTCGACGCCGCGAAGCGCAATGCCGTTCTCGCGAAGGAGGTCATAGAGTTCGCCGCTGCCTTCGGCTGCTTCACCGATGCGCTGGGTGAACATTTCCATGCCCTGCACGAACGCCGCATTATCCACGCCCGCCAGCTGAAACCCGAACTGCAAGGCCTGGTATTGCTCAAGATTGGCGCCAACGCGATCGGCTTGGTCTGCCAGGTCCGCGAGGGATTTGATGGCCTTGCCCGCATTCGCGCTGATTTGCAGGATGCCTTGGCCGATGACGACACCCAGCACCGCACCGGCGACACGGCCGAGCTTGGTAAACGCGCCCTCCATCGTGGTTGCCGCGCCGACTGTCCGCTCGACCGACCGCTGGTTTGCGGCATTGAAATCCCGCTCGATCTTCTGCGCCGTGCGGGTGAAACGCGCCTCGGCCTGCGCCAGCTGCCGGTTCATCTTGGTCATGGTCATTCCGAGCTGCACCAGCAGATCGGCTTCGGTGTTCTCTGCCATCAGAATCCCACAATGCCCATGTCGCGAAGATCATCATCGGACAGATCATCCGACCGTTTCGTCTTCTGCCCGTGCGCCCGCATCCAACCAGCGACGGCGGCGCTGAATTGCCACATCGTCATCTGGTCAACCGTAATCGGGCTGTAACCTATGACTGCCCCGGTTCCGTAGATGTCGGAGAACCGCCATTTGCCGGGGGGGCGGTTTCCCCCGCGTCCTCCCCCACCTGATCGTCCTTGTCGCCGACCAGTGCCGCGAGAAGGATCAACCTGGCGACCGGGCAGAACGAACGCAGCGGATGGCTGTCAAAGGCGAGGGTGGTCACCTTGCGCGCTTCCTCATCTGCCATTCCCCCGCCGATCAGACCGAGACGGACGGTCTGAAAACTGTCGTCGACGCGCCAAGTCCCATCGCCGAGGCGCTTAAAGATCTGTTCCGGACCAGCTTCGCAGGCGGCCTGCAGCGCCCGGAGCTTGCCGATGTCGAGCAGGAAATCGTGCTCGCCACCGGGCCAGGTCAGGCGGACCTTCATCAGGTCTGGTCCGTGCGGCTCGGGATACCAACGAACTGCAGGCTGATTTCGGCGCTGACCTTCTGCCCCTTGGTGCGGGTGTTCGTCAGCGTCTCAAGCAGCGCGGGGCCACTCTCGATCTCGATGTCCCCGACCGATGCCTTGGCGTTTGACACCCGCACGTTCTTGGTTGCAGCGCTGTAGAACCAGTCGGACATAAGGCCCCACGACTGTTGCGCCCAGACTCCGGTCCCGCTGACCGAGACATCAAGCGACGTGACCTCTTTCTCGATGTGGTGCGGCAAGCTTTCGTCGTCGCAGTCCGGCACCTCTGCCGTCGCGATTGCGGCAGTCCGCGTGATGGTCACATCGACCAGCCCGCAGATTTTGGTGAACGTGCCGGGCGTCGACGTTTCGACCTGAAGGATCAGTTCGTCGAAGCGTTGGGTGGTGGCCTTCGCCATGATCAGTTTCTCCGATGATGGGGCTCATCGCCCGATGGGTCCGGCGACGGGCCGGGGAAGGTGCGGCGCGGCGCGACGATGGTGGCCGCGCCTTTGGCGACTGCCGCCTCGATTACGTCGCGCGGCAATGTCTGGGGTTGATCGAGGGGCTTGACGCAGAACCCGATAGGACTGTTGGGTCGACGCCAGTTGAACTCTCTGTGAAAGAGAGCCTTGACCATGAGACCTGTCGCCTTTGCGTTGCTGATGTCTCTTGTCCCGATCGCGAGCTTGGCGGAAACGGCCAAAGCAGCCTTTTGCCAAGAGCTTACTGTCGAGCTTTTGGCCATCTTTGATGCCGTCACAGCCGTGGACGGCAGTGAACTTTCTTCTTTTGCAGATGGGCCCACATCGCCCGATCAACTGACGGCGCTCGCGACTTTTGCTGAGAAACTCAGCCCCGGCGTCGAGGCGCTCACGCGCGCCATGGCAGCGACGCAGGCGTTTTGCTCTTAGGCTTTTCGGATCGCCCTGCTAACTGCGCGCTTCATGGCACTGCGAGCCCGGGTCTTGTTTGCCCGCCAGGCTGGATAGAAGAACGGGTTGGCTGGCATCTTTACTGTCCCGAATTCCTGAAACCGCGCATAGAAGGCATCGGCGGAACCGAGGCTCTTGTCGCGCGTGCCGGCGTAGATCGTGATCGCCGCCTGGTCAAACGACTTGCCGCGCACTTTGCCGACGCTGATGGAACCCTTGGGAGCATCGCCCCAAGTCCAGCCGATGCTGTCACGCAACGCGCCTGTGTCAACCGGAACCAGCCGCTTCATGTCGGCCACGATCTTCTCGGCCTGCGCCTCAATGACTTTCGCCACCTCGTCGATGACCTTCTGCGGCACCGCCTTAAATCGGGCGCGCAGCCGTTCCGCACCCTGGACCATCATTCCTCCATGATCGCCTGGACGGTGACGACCCCGTGCGCCGTCAGTCCGTCCGGGTCCATGAAGGTGCGCATCGCAATGACCCGTAGCTCGACGAGCGCGCTGCTTTCCGGCTCGGCATGAAACAGGTGCAGAGCCGTCTTGACTGCATCCACCAGCGGCTTCACCGCGTTGACCCGCGCATTTGATCGCGCCCAGCAGTCCAGCTGGATCGTCTCGATCCGCCCGGTGATGCACTCGGCATCATCTTCGACCACATCGGACGGGCCGAAAGTGATGCAAGGAAACGTCGCGACGTCAGGCCGGTTGTCGAAGATCCGGTCAGCGACGATCGCATGCACGCCGGTGTCTGCCACCAGCCGATCGAAGATGAGTTTCTGCAGGTCGGCCGAGGCACTCACGTCGCCACCCCACTTTCGCAGGTCAATTCCAGAAAGGCCTTGTCGTCAGATGGGATGATCGAGCGGACGTTGTAGATCGTGCCAGCTCGGGCGTCGCGCAGGCGCCAGTCGGCAGTGACTTGACGCGCCGCGTGATGCGAGGGAATCGTCGCGACGACCGTCAGACGGCCCTGCAGACGACCAGCGAGCACGGATTCGCCTCCGCGCAGGTACCGAAAATGCGCGCGGGTCTCAAAGACGTCTTGCCAGCCCGCCTCGGTGCCGCCCATGCCGTCCGCGGTGGCAGTCGGGCGCTGCAGGACGATGCGCTCGTCGAGTTTGCCAAAGTCAGGCCCCATACCAGGACACCCGCTCTTGCTCGATCAAGACTTTCGCCGGTAGCGGCAGCTCATCGCCACCTGAGGCACGGTTCGCATACCAGTAACCGACGATCATCTTGATCGCATGCCGCAGTCCGGCCGGGACGCTTGTCGCCGTCGCGCCGAAGCCCGCGACATAGGTAATCTCGTAGGCATCCTTGCGAATGTCCGCCTCGGGCCACTCGCTGCCTTCCTTCGGTCGCAAATAGACGAATTCGCCAGACCGGTACGTCTCGAAATTGGCCAAGGTCGCTGTCTGATACACTCCGGCATCGTCCAAAAACTTGACCGAGGTGAGCGAAGCGAAAGGCGTCATGGAGAGCCGGACTTCTCCCGGCGCGTTCGGGAAGTACTCGGCCCAGGTCTGATTAATCATGCACCGGCCAAGCATGCCCTGCGCGTCCACCAGCCCGACCGCCGCCGCGATGAGCGTGGTCAGATAGCTGTCGTCGTCGTTATAATAGACGCGGCAATGGGCTTTCGCCTCTGCCAAGTCGATTGGAGTGACAGCCGGAGCCGTGACGAGGCGCAAGGCCGAGCTGGGCGTGATCATCGGTCAGCCTTTCGTGGCGCGTTCTGCTCTGCGGCGTGGCGTGGCGCGCTGCGGCGCGACGTCGCGCACCGGCTCCGCCTGTCCTGCGTCGATCATCCGCAGCGCCTCGGCATCCTCGACGTCAAGGCAGTCGCCCGCGTTCTGGATGCCGAGCGCCATGGCGCGATCGACGAGAAGCCGAATGCGCATCAGCCGGTGCTCCGGGTCAGCACGCCGGAGTTGGTCCAGAGCGCACCAGCAACACCGGGGTTGGTCGTCGGCAAGCCGTTCAGGATGACGTTGGTGCCGGACACCGTGAGGGTGACATTCGCGCCGAGCTTCACGCTGCCCCCGTTGCTGATGTCGAGGCTGTCGCCGCCCTGAGGCAGCGCGACTTTCACGTTGGACATGGGGTTTCTCCCGCCAGAGGGTGAGCCGGGGGCGGCGTCAACCGCCCCCGAAGGATCAGGCCATGATCAGGTGCTTGACCGCCGCCGTGTCGGCGAGTTCGCCGTCAAAGCGGATGTAGCCCGCGATCCCGAAGCCCGGCCAGAAGTCCTTGTCCTGGATGGCGCCAATCAAGGGCGAGCCGACCTTGCGGACGTAGTACTTGCCAAAATCGCCGAAGACGATCGGCTTGAGGCCGGTCGTCGCGGCGGGCATCGCCTGGTTGACGCTGTAGGCATAGCCGAGGATCGTGTTCGGCTCGCCGCTCTGGATGTTGCCCATCTGCCAGATGTAGTGGCCGTCTCCGTACTTCAGCTTGCGCAGCATGGCGAGGGTCGTGTCGTTCATCATCCAGCGGGTGCGCGGGGAAGCGCGGTAGGCCGGATCGACAGCGTGCAGGAGGTCAAGAAGCTCGTCGACCGTGAAGGCAGCCGCGGCGGCGGCAGTCTTGCCGAGCGTGGAGGCCGTGACGACGCCGTTGGGATCACCGTTGCCGTCGCCGGTGGTCAGTTCGAGGTTGGCGCGGCGGCCAAGGCGCTCGCCCAGCAACTCGCCAAGGATCTGCTCCACGTTGAACGCGCTGTCGTCCACCAGCTCTTTGGACACCCGAATCCATTCGGTGTTGAAGGGATAGGCGTCCAGAACCTTCTGGCCGAAAGTCGCGTCCGATCCGCCGTCATCGGTCAGCGTGGTGCCTTCGGTATGCTTCACCACAGCGACGGACGTGTCGTTGACTGTCGGCATGGTGATCTGGTTCCCGCCGGAGGTCACGATCTCCGAGGTGACGCCGGGGTCATACATCGGCCCCCAGGCCGCCATCGACTTCACGAGGATGTTCGCGAGCTCGACCGGGACAGTGTAGCCGCCCGCCGTGGTCGTCGTGGTCTGCGCCCGCAGTTCCATGTCGCCTTTGCCGCGCGACAGGATGCTGCGCAGTTGCGGCTCCATCGCCCCCTCGTTGCCCTGCGCCCGCAGATAGGCCAGGAACGCATCGCGATAGGTCGCCTCGCCGCCGGGGTTCACCACAACGGGATCGACTCCGGGGCGCCGGGCACGACGCTCGGCTTCGGCGGCCTCGTGTGTGCGGCGTTCCGCGTCCTCGAGCTTCTGCAGCCGCTCGACCTTGGCCGCAATGGCATCAAAGTCGGCCATGGCCTTGTCATGCTGCTTTTCGAGATCGGCAGCACGGGCGGGATCTTTCTCGCCCGACGCCTGGTCGAGCAGCGAGCGGGCTTCCGTGGCGGCATTCGCCATCTGCTCCCGCAGTTCCTTCATGGTCGCCATTGGCGAGCCTCCTTTCGGATATGCCTTGCCCAAGGGCGTGATGGGCTGCACCGCGAGAGCGCGGTTACTTCACGAGGCCGCGCACTTTCTGCGCCAGCTTCATTCGCTTCGTGGCGAACGTCGGGCGCGCGGCAAAGGCCGCCGCCGCCGAGCGCAGGCCGATCTCGGTCCCCTCGTAGGCCGGGGTCGTGACGATAGAGACATCGTAAAGGGCGGCCTTCTTGATCACGCGCAGCGGCATGTCACCGGTCTCGTCCCATTCCTGAACTTCCGGCCAGAAAGCGAAGGACATCTTGTCAAGGTCGCCCCGGCGCATCTTGCCGACAATCGACTTCACGTCAGGGTCTTCCGCATCGAGGTCGGTCTCGATCTTGAGACCCTTGTCATCCTCCGACAGCTTCAGCGTCCCCGACCGCGTGCGGGCCAACGGCAGGCCTTCGTGGTTGATCAGGAACACCACGTCATCGCGGCGGATGGCCTCGGTAAAGGCCCCGGGCTCGATCTTCTCCCGGAACGAGTCGCCGATCCGCGTCTCTTGCCCGAAAACAGCTGCATAGCCCTCAACGCGCACGCCGGTCTCATCAGCGCGGACTTGCGCCGGAATGCCGGAACGGATTTCACGGTTCATTGGTCGTGTCTCCCTGTAGCGGCGGCACGTTCTGACCGCCGTCGGTCAACGGCACCGTCGCGCCTTGGATGAAGAGGCGGTCGCCGCCATCCAGCGGTTCCCGGTTGTCAAGCGCCCGCGCCTCGTTTGGCGTGAGCTGGCCGGTCTGGATGGCGGTTGCGTTGCCTTCCATCCGCGTCCGGTAATCGCCCCGCAGAAGGCCATCGAGGTTGAACTCGACGATCCGGCGCGAGCCGCGCCCAAACAGCTTGAGGTTCATCTCCGCTTCGAGTTGTTCCAGCCACCGCTTCACAGTGTGCTTGACCAGATGGAGATCCTGCTGCTCCGAATTCGAGAAGGTCGCGCGGGACAAGTCCTGCAGGAACGTCGGCGGCAGGCCATAAATCCGGGCAACCTCTTCGACCGCGAACCGCTGCACCGCAACCAGCTGCATCTTTTCCGGGTCCGATCCGAGCGGCTTGAGATCGTGCCCAGCCGGGATGGCAAGGACGCTGTTTCCCTTGGCCGCCGCCTCTTTCGTCGCCGTAGCAATGTCCGTCGAAGCGCGCTGCGCGGCAGCGGCCGAATTGAAGGGCCCGGTCAAAGCGAATGCAGGCAAGCCGCCATTCGCAAAAAGCTTCGATCCGTAGGCGTTGGCATTGACCGCCTTTCCCAGCGCAGTTGCGCACTGGCGCAGCGGCGACCTGTGAGTGGTTTGGTCGGCTCGGAGCATGAATGCCACATCGAGCACATCCGCCTCGTCGTAGTAACGATCGACGCCTTGAGCCGTGTGCTTGTAGCGGCGGCGTCCGGTCGGCATCATCTCGACCGTGGCGCGCGGCAACGGATAGAGGTTGATCGGTCGCCCAGCGTCGTCGCGCTCGATGTAGGTGACGAAACGGCCCTCGGTCAGCACTCCGACCATGAGATTGTAGCGCCACTGGAATGAGGTCAGGCCATCGTTGACGGCGTCGTGCAACATTGCGACGACTGCATTGGATCTAGTCGCCGCGACCTTAACCTTTCCGTCCCTCGTCTTGTCATAGACATGAAGTGGCAGGCCCGCGATCGTGCCTGCGAGGAAGTTGATCGCCTGCCAGACCGCCGGCACGCCGATCGCCTGTTCCTCCGACACCGTGGCTGGCGTCGTCAGGCCAAAAACCTCGAGGAACCGCGGATCTGCAGCGGTGACCGTGACAGCCCGTTCCTCGGGCTTGGGTTTGCGGCGCAGTCCGAACATCGTCACACCGCCAACTTGAAGGTCTCATCATCCCAAGGCGACGCATGAGCGCCTTCAGGATTCCGGGCCATGAGCATGAAGGCATCGAACGCCGCGACGAGCGGGTCGATCTTGGCCTTGCCCGCCGTCTCCTTGGTGATCATGACCGCGCTTCCCCGCTGTTCGGTTTTCGCATTGCCCAGCACCCAGGCCATCATCGGGCGGCCTGCATGCACGAGCGTTCCATCCTTGAGCTTGCGCTCCATGCCCCAGATCGCGGGCGATAGCCGCGCGCCCTGGCCGATCGCGACCAGCTGCTCGTCGGTCAGGCCCCGGAAGGCCAGCTCATCGACGATGGCGCTGACGCCGTAGGGGTCGAGGCCGACCGCCCCGGCCTCTGGCAGCAGGCCCGCGACGAGCAGCCGCTCGACCACGTCCGCCACGCCGACGACGTCGCCTGTCTTGTCGTCTTCGGTGAGGATCGTCAGATCCCCGTCCTTCTCGAACTGCCGCAGCAGCGCGGCGATTTCCTTGCGCTGTTCCAACACCTCCGGATGCGCCCAGGCATGGGTCCAGAGCAGCCAGCGCCGCGTGTCCTTCTCGCGCCCGATCACCGCGAGCCCAAGCAGGTCATCGAGGCCGCCGCCGTCGACACCGACCACCGCGACCTCGGATCGCTCCATCAGCGCGCCGAGGTCGGAGATCGCGGGCAGCGCCGAGGCTTCCCAGAACTGCGCGCCCACCCAGCTCGTCGCGCGGATGCCGACGCCGACCTCGATGTTGAGGTGCTGCGTCGCCCAGGCGATCGTCTCGGCCTGCCCGTCCGCCTTGGCCCGCTCGAACCCGTCGAGCAGCGCGTCGATCGACACCGACCGCCCGAGGTTCGGCGTGACCATGTGCCAGAGGTCCGGGTTCGTCCAGTCGCGCCCCTTGCTGCGCTGGATCGCCTCCGGAAACTCGTACAGGACCGGCAGCAGCCGGACCCGCTCGGTGATCTTTCCGTCCCGCACGGCGCGGGCATAGTCCAGTTCCGACCGGAACACGCCCTGCGGCGGGTGATCCGACTGCGTCGTGATCATCACCAGGAGCGATTCCGGGAACGGCAGCATGCCGCCCCTGATCTGCCGGATGACGTCGGCCGCGTAGGGGACCGACCCGAGGATGTGAACCTCGTCGATCAGCGCGAAGATCGGTTTTGCGCCGGTCAGCACGTCCATGCCGAAGGTGCGGATCATGAGCCGCGCGCCGGTCACCCGGCAGCGGATCGTCTTCTTGTGGTCCTGGACGTGGAACCGTTTCTGCAGGAACCCTTCCGGGTCCGCCTCGATCATGCCCTTGGCCTGCTCGAAGGCCGTCTCGCTGATCTTCTGCGTCGGGCCGATGATCAGCATGTCCGCGTTGCGCCGTTTGTTCAGCAGCATGAAGGTCAGCGCGATCGCCGCCGCGCTGGTCGTCTTGGCGTTCTTCTTCGGCACCAGGACAAAGACTTCGCCAACCTGCCGGGACTCGTACCCGCTGGCACTGGTCGCCATCGAGCCGAAGGCGGCCCGGACGATGTCCCGCATCCATTCGCCCGCGGCTTCGGCCAAGGTTGGTTGGCCGATGACATCCGGCAGACGCAGCCGGTTGAAGATTTGGACCGCGCGCTCGCCTTCTTCCTCATTGAGCGGCAGGTCTGCGATCGGCGTCTCGCCGCGTGCGAGCTTTTCGGCCCAATCAAGGCAGGCGAAATCAAACGGCATGTCAGTTTGGCAGCAGATCGCCCCACGAGGGAGGCGGCTTGGAGGCTTCGATGTTCAGTTGCTCTTTCTTGCCGACCGGCTGCTCCGGTTTCTTGACAGGGCCGTTGCGGATCTTCTCGTCGGCCAGCTTGCCTTCCTGTTGCTCGATCAGCCTGTTCAGTTCCCGCAGCGCCGTCACGTTGCCCTTGTTGGCCTCGTCCATGGCGATCTCGAGACGACGTGCGTCGAGCCGGTCGCGCATGGCTTCGCGCTCCGCCAGCTCCTTACGGAAATACTTGTGCAGGGTGGGCAGCGAGACCTCGATCGCCGAAGCAATCCGTGGCGGCGCCCATCCCATAGCCAAAAGCAGCCGGACGCGGTTGCGATCGCGCGGCGTAGCCATAAACCGCGGGCGCCCCTTCTTGCCTCGCCCGGGGCGCTCCGGATTTCCGAACAGATCGATCGCAGTGAGGTCGGTGCGTTCCTCGACGCCCAGACCCCTCGCGAGACTGTAGTATTGCTCGAAAGCCGCCGAGGCCGCTTGGCGCATGACGCCAACCTGCAGCGAACCGTCCTTGCCCTTTGTGATCTCGCCGCCGAGGACATTTCCTGCGGCCAGCTCGGCCAGCTTGTCCTCGATGGAGCGCCATCTGCCCCAGGCCTTCGCAGCAGCCTCAAGCGTAAGCAGGTCTGCCTCAGTGATAGGGCGCGCTTGCACGATGGTTCTGGCCATCGCACCCCACGCCACCGCAGCGGCGCCCTGCAGACTTGCCGGCGCGGGCGGAATGACGACGGTCATCGCGTGCCGTCCTTCGCCAGCGCACCGCTCTCGGCCCGCTGCTGCATGCTGCTCGTGCTCCTTTTCCCGTACAATATCAGATGTTTGAGTTGTTGCTGGCAGCGCCGTTCCGCTCGACACTGGACTCACCCGCGGCGATCATCGCCGTTGAGCCGCAGCCCCTCGTCGTAGCTGTACTGCTTGTGGCACTTCTCGCACTCGAAGTACGCCCCGAGCAGCCACACATCGCCCTCCCGCGACACTGCTGGCGCGTCCTCGATGACGTCTGGCACGTCGTCCGGATCCGTCAGGGGCTCCGACGTCGCGTTGAGCATCTTGGCCAGCTCGTCGTCGGAGAACCCGATCACGTCGATGTCAAACTCGACCGATCGCAGGAACGCCATCTCGGCAGCCCGCACTTCCTCGTCCCATCCGGCGTTCAGCGCGATCTGGTTGTCCGCCATGACGTAAACGCGCTTCTGCGCCTCCGACCAGTTCGCCGCGACCATGCAAGGAACCTTGTCGATCCCCAGCGTCTCGGCTGCCATCAGACGCCCATGACCCGCGATCACCTCGCCCTCCGGCGTGACTAGGACCGGCATTGTCCAGCCCCACTCGCGGATCGATGCCGCGATCTGCGCGACCTGCTCCGGCGAGTGCGTCCGGCTGTTGCGATCGTACGCGCGAAGGCTGGCGCGCGCACGCATCTCGATCCGCTGCGCGGGCCAGCGAGTGAGGTCGATCGTCGTCACGTTAAAGAAATCCCTCGCTCAGGTTGCGCACAGCGCGCGTGGCTTGGCTCACCAGCGCCAAGTCCTTGATTTGCCTGCCACTTGCCGATTCTGCTCGGCCATCTTGGCTGTGCTGCGCGCTCCAGCGCTCCCAAAATCCCCGTCACCAAAAAAAAATCCCCGCGTGAG